AGAGGGGCCGTCGCCATCAATCACCCATGCTCAGCGTAAAGTGCATTCCGCAGCGGCGACATACGAAATGCGTCCAATTTTGATGGCCGCCAGGAAGAAATGGCGCCGCGCAAAAATAATGCCCGATCAGCCAACAGACAATCGTCGCCATCAGTTCATCAACCTCCGCCGAAATTCACGGCTCTGGAACAGGTTCATGCCTGTCTCTACCAGCTTGGCGCGCTCGATCAGCGCCGCCGCGGCACGAGCCATCGTCTCACAGCACACCATCTCTCCGGGCTGGACGAAACGCAGGCAGTAGGGGCATTCGATCACTCGCGGCTCACCAGAAGCCCACATCTCATCAAACTGCTTCTGGACGAAGGCCAGCTTCTCTTCGCCGGTCACCGGATGATCTCCAGCATCGCCACGGCGGCCTGAAAGGAGTGGCACTCAAACACTCTGCCGATAGCCCATTTTTCAGGCTTCTTGCGTGGAACAAAGAGATACCACATATCGTATAGAGTTTTCCCTTCGCTCGATATTCAGGCTTGCGCTTCGCCTCGCCCTGTTCCGAGTACATGATCGCCACAGCCTGCTTCGGGTTGGTGACCTTCTTCCCAGTTCCGCCCGAGTAGAGTTTCCCCGAGCGGAACTTTGGGAGAACCTGATTCCACGGCATTTACTGCAACGTCTCGATATGCAGATCGAGCAGCGTTGCCGCGCTCGATGCTGTCGCCGTGTTGGTCAGCCCAACGAAGATCTGGTTGCCGGAGAACAGCCCCACGGAGGTCACTGCCGCCGTTGCCGTATCCGCCTGAACCGTTCCTGCCAGAGCCGCCACGTTCAGCACCCCGAACCCATCGGGCATCACTGAGCCCACCGCCGTGGTCCCTACCGCATTGGTGGTCAGAGTACAGGAGAACGTCCCGGTAGCCGTGGTGCCTGTCGGCGTTGCGATGCTGGTGATGGTGCAAAGCGCCTTCGGAGCATTGGTGCTGTAGCCGAGAATCCCACCCAGCGACAAAGCGACCGATTCAGTGGAGGCCGTGGTCACCGTCGAGGTGAACTTGCCGCTGATGCGAATCGTGCGCCCGATGGTGTTGAAGTAACCAATCGGGAGGTTGATCGTGCCCACCGTCGCCACGCCTTCGGCCTGCGTGGTGCCATTGGCCGGGAACGCGGTAAAGTTCGTCTGGAACCCGGACCAGGGCAATGCGCTGGGCTGGTAAGCCATGGTCGCATGCGCCTGAAATAGTGGCTCATTGGTTCCCGCTCCGATAGTCGAGAGCGGCGCCAGCATGTTGGTGTTCACGTACACCGCATTGAACGTCGCGTTTGACCCGATAGCACAAGCCGGGATTACCGTCTCCGCAGTCGTCAGCGTGCAGCCGGCACCAGCGCCGGCCGCAGTGCTCGATATCGGCAATCCAGCCGCCGTGGTGACTGGCAGCAAATCAAGCGCAGTTGCGCTGGCGCCAGAGAACGCGACCCAGCCCACCGCGCCAGTCGCGGCCGCGGGCGACGCGATGGTGACCGGAACCGAAGCGGTGAGGTTGGCGAGCACCTCATAAGGAGTCGGCACAACGGTCAGATTGCCCAGAAGATCGACGTAGGCGATTGTGAAGTAAGGTTCAGCCGCCGTCCATGAGCAGGTTGCGCCCGAGGGACAGCTCGCCGGCTGGGTGATGTTGGCCGCGACCAGCGCACTCGGTGCGCTCATCACGCTCACGGTAGCGGGCTGAATTGTCCAGTAGGGCTGCGATTGAGCCCGCGTGTCCTTGATGTAAGTCTGAGGAACAACCACAGCCGCAGCGATCATGGCATTCGTGCCGCCGGCGCGTTGCCAGCCAGCATCGATCTGGGCAGCGCCTCCGCCCTTGCTGCCGAGATAGTCCAGCGCTTCCTGCAAACCCGCATCGCCGGATCGAACCACGTCGCCCGCGCCGTGCGCGTTGGTGAACGAAGCCGTTAACTGGCAGCTTTGATAGATGGTTGGCGTCGAGCACGATACGGAAGTCAGAGTCGCCACTTCGTAGCTCGCGCCAGAGCCGATCGCAATCGTCGGCAGTGCTGCGCTGTTGCCGAACGGATTGAACTTGATTCCGCTCGGTCCGGTGCTGCTGAAACCGTAATTGAGCGTGATCGAATAAGAGGTTCCAGCCGCGCCGCCGCCTCCGCCTACCTGGAGCGCAGCGCCGTTCGATCCCGTGCCGCCATAGTTGAAGTTGAGGACATTCGCCTCACCGGCAAACGTCGAGACAACCTGGGCTGACATCAATGGAATCGCCAGGAATACGCTGAGAAGTGCGAGAAGTCCCTTTTTCACGTTCATCTCCTTACAGTCCGCCGTATTCCGGCTCTGAATTGTTCTGCTCTCCGCCATCCTGGTGCGCGGGCTCCTGTGCCTCTTCGCCGAGGAACTTGTCAAGCGCCATCTTCGCATCGTCGGCTGAGTTGCCTTCGTGGTCCATGTGCTCGCCGGATTCATCGACCGAATGAGAGTGCGCTTCCATGCCGTCATGGTGGACAACGTGGTGCTTGTCGCCGCCGGTGATGTGGTGGCCCATGTGCGCCATCAGGTGAAGGTGGTTGGGGTGCTCCATCGGCTCTCCACCGTGCATTTGACTGGTGAAGTGCCCGTCGGCATGCTCGGTGACGGTGTGCTGCTTCTCGCCCCCGCCTTCGCCGCCGCCGCCTGCCATGGGCGGCTTGTTCTCGCCCATCGGCTTGGGCGTGTACGCGGGCTTTTCGCCCTTGCGCATCTTGCCGAGGCCGTCGAAACCATCGCGTGCCATGATCGCCTTTCCTTACCTCACCCCGGAGCGGCGTCGCGCCGCCCCGGCTGCAAGCGATAGTTTACCTGTATTTCGGCATCGAGGCCGGAGACGTGCGGAACGAAGCGCCGGCTGCGGGACTCTGAGCAGCACTCGGAGCGATGTTGACGGAGAACACATTTGCCGCTCCTGGCTGCAGAGTCACAACCAGGGTGCCGGTAGCGGTGCTGCCGTCTGGCGCGACAGTCGAAACCCCCAGAGTCGCGGTGGTTGCCGTATCGCTGGTGGGATCGGTGATTGAGACGCTGGTGGTGTCGGAAGATGGCGTCAGAAGCAAGCCCGGATCGGATGCGCTCCAGGTGTAGGACGGGACGTACGTCGAGCCTGCCGGCGCAACGTAGGGTGAGCCATTTTCCAGAAGCGAGGCAAGGAAACTGGCTGGAGTGCCCTGAACGATGATTGGGGTCGTGGACATAGCATTCTCCTGTATTGAAGCGATTTGGACCGTGAAAACTGCGGGCGGCTGCTCACCTCTGATTTCGCAGAGAATTTCATGGAGCAGTCGCAGTACTTTGCGCTCGAAATGCCGGTCAATCTCCCTCTCCGCCATTTAACGCACTTTCGGTAATGCGGGCGTCCAGGTTTCGGGGCCAGTGTGTAAGGTCGGCTTGGATTCGGCTCGTCTCGGGGGATCGGGTTGCCATTCTCCAGCGACGCGAACGCCACGAAGCGTACTCGGCTCGTGACCCGGAGGTAGCGCGGGGGTCCATTCTCCGGCGGGGGCGGCGAGCTTCACTTCGAAATGCTGATCCAGAAGCTCCACGAAGCGCGAGGCAACATGAGGATCGCGCGACAGGAGCAATTCGTCCTGCAGTAACTGCGCGAAGGTCTGCGCTGCGGTCGGGGGCGGCGGGGGCGGCGGTTGCGCGGCGGGTCCGGGGACGTGCGCCGGAACGCTGAGGAGGGTTCCCGGCAGCCGGATACTGGCCGGACGGGAAACTGCTGCTACCCCTCCAATGCCTTTCGTTCCATCGTTAGCTATCATGCGCTTCTTCTCCTTGGTGATTGAGGGCTTCTCGCAGTTCCAGCCCAAAAGCTGCTTCGGTGAGGCGACGCACATCCGCCGTGGATTTTGCCTGAACGATTGAATTGTCTACCTTTTCTGCCGGCGGCGTCAAAGCATTTTTGCGCAGACGCAGGATTTCTGCTTCGAGCCGAGGTACTTCCGTCTTCTCAAGAAACTCTATCTTTGACGCCTGCGCCCCGATGATGCCGTCTTTGAGTTCAATGGCAGTCGCCTGTTGAACGATCCGGTGACCTTTGCGCTCAATGGCCTCGCACGCGGCGTCCAGCGCGTCCTGCTGGCGTAACCGCCGTATCATTGCCGCGATGCCCATGGGCTGGCCCTCCTCTGGCTGTGCTCGTGCCGCCACTTCTTCATCAGGATACTCTTTGCCGTCATGTCCGCGCGGGGGCTCAAGGAACGATAATACTCCTGCGCCTGAATTTCAAGAGGCTTGCCCGCCGGTCTGCCGAAGATCGCATACAGCCCGTACCCGGCGCCCTGCAGCGGAGAGTCTGTTCCATCGCCGGCGTTCTCGATCTGCTCGACCGCAATCGGGTCGGCCTTCACCACCGGAATCAATCTCCTCAGCCGGTGGCAGCGATCGGAGATCGTCCATCCCGGTATCTCGATCTCATGCCCGCTCGCGTCTTCCCCGGTCCTGATCTTCTTCGCCAGTAACTCCCTCATCAGCGTGTCGCGGCCCAGTTTGTCGCGCGTGCTGGCCTGCGGGAACGGGATCCCAGCCCGCTGCAGAATCGGACGCATCCGCTCATTCACCGAACGTGCATCTTCCCCCATCGTCGCCGTCCGCTTCGTGGCGTTCGCGTCGAAGGAGTGAGTGAAGTTGACGAACCGCGGCATCTCGCCATCTTCGAGCGCCCATTCCGCGATGTGCTCGGCCAGGTCTTCCGGCTGCTCCCTCTGCGCGTGCAGCTCGTCATAGGTATAAACCTCGCCATTATCTCCCATGACGTGCTTGTAGTACGTTGCCGGATGCTCGAAGCCCCAGTTGCCGCTGATCCAGCGCTTCCACCAGACTGGCAGCTCAATCGTCCCGTCCGCGAAAACGTGCTCATTCTCATCCCATACCCCGCGGAAGTAGCCGCCGGCCGCGCCCCAGATTCCCTTCTTCAGCGCATCACGCACGTCCGCCGGATAGGCATCGAGGTTCTTCAGCCAGTTTGGATCGTTGGCGTAAATAGGGTTATCCAGATAGGTCGCCGGGAAGTAAGAGTAATCCACCGGATCGTAAGCCGCAGTTTGCGCCTCATCCATGCCCGTACAAGGTACGCCTTTGACAAACAGATCCTCAACCCAGATCGCGCCGATACCAATCGGATTCCCTGCACCATATTTGCGACAGCGCTGGCTGACCGGGCAACGGTTCCAGGCGCTTGTTCCCATCCATTGCTTGAACGTGAACTCGCAGAGTTCGTCGTAGCCGATGTGGAACCACTGTCCCTGCCATCCCCACACGTCGTACTCGTACTGCATTGATCCGAAGTGGGTTGTGGACCCGTTGCGCCACGTCACGAAGTTCTTCGTCGCGTTGAACTGCTTGTAGAGCTCCTTCGGAAACGTCTCCCTGAATCGGGTGATCACTGTGGCGTCCAGCATTGGGAAGGTGCGCCGGAACAGCAGCGTGTGGACCTTCGGAGCGTCGTCGGCTGAGAACTCATTGCAGGCCGTGAACTGCTCCATCAGCATGCACATCGTCTTGCCCGGTCCGGCCGCGCCGCCCAGAAAGCCGTAGGGAGCTGTGGAAATGTGGAATTCCCGTTGGAAAGGCACTTATGGGTACGGGTCATAAATTCTGCTCAGATCAAATGTCTTCTTTTGATCGCGAGCGAACCGTTCCCAGCCTTCGCTTTGACCCGTACTCATTGCACCTCCTTCCAGAGGCGCCCTGTAAGGATTCTCCAGATGAGCGCCCTCAGTACCGCTCCCCATCCACCCAAACCACGTCAGTTGCCGTTCCCACCACCCAGATTGAGGGCAGCAAATGCCCGCGGCTGGTCAGCGGAGGAAAGGTGTAGGAGTTCGCCGGCGCGATCTGGATTCCGTTCGAGCCCACCGCCACGGCCGGATTCTTGCCAACCGCGATCGAGTTCAGGCTGTTATTCTGCACCGTCACGTAGGCGGCGTAGGCTGCCTCCGCGCTGATCTGCTGCGGAACCCCCGTCGCTGCGATGGTTACCGCGAATCCGAACGTGTTGGCCATAGATCAGTCCTCCGGGAGAAGCATATCACCGCTCAGCGCACCACTTCTGATGGCCGGTGAGAGCGCCGCACGACGAGCATCCCTTCGAAGCCCCCTTCGAAGCCTCTATTGCAGCGCCAGAATCGCCGCCTCCAGCTCCTCGATTTCGTCGCTGATTTCGTCTCTCTGCGCCACCAGCGCGTCCCGACGCTTGTTCATGTGCGCCAGCGCAATCACTACGTGCCGGTTCTTCTTCTGCGCCGGTTCCTGCTGGCTTTGCTTTTCCTTCACTTCCGCCATGCGTCTCCTCCAGTCGTGAGACGCACCACACCTCGAGAGTAACGCCGGCCGTCGCTGCCTCAGCTTTCAATCGCCTGTGCAGATCAGCCGGAACTGCCCTGAGTTTGATGAGTCCCATCTGGTACCACATTGTACCACGTTATCCCTTCGGCGGGCGCGGTACTGTGCTCACGATCTGCAAAGGCCCTCCGTCTGGGCCCGTGTGCTCAGCCTGGATGCGCTCGCCGTACTTCTTTGGCTTCAGCTTCGCTGCGCGCCACTGAAACGCGCTGATGACCACAGAGCCAGCCTTCGCGTCCAGTGTCCCATTCTCCACCTTTTCAGCCACTTGCAGGATTCTATCGTCCATCACATCAGCGTGGTTTTCCCTCGCGCGCGCGCACCTGGAAGAAAAATCCTCGTCTTTTGCCATGAGATCGGTTATTGAATCGCGCGAAGGGAGATCGGGATTTAGCTCGCAAAGCTTGCGCAATGAATAGTCTTCAAGCCCGTCGATAATGCGCTGTTTTAGCTCTCGAGTCCAGTCGATCACGCTGTTCAGGGTAGCATATTGCCGGTCACTCGAACAAAATCATGTCGACGTCTATTCGCGCACTTGTTGAATCAATGAGATGCGCCAGCTACCCCACGCCAATTTAGCCTTGCCGTCGAGGTTCAGTTCTTGCCTCCGCTTCGAGGTAGGAGCGAGTTGCCAGGCGGATCGCCACACGGATCGCTGCAACGTTCGACACCGGGCCCTGAACAGGTCGCAGTTTCTCTTTGAGCGCCTCGATTGCCTGCATGTCCTCTCGATTGAAGGAGAAAGACAGTTTCGTGAGCTTTTCTGTATCCATAGAACAGCATCATAGCATGAAAATAATGCGTGTCAACAGCATTTTCCTCTTGACAGGCGGTGCGCACTATGCGAATATGTCTTCAGTGGAGGCGACACAATGTACACCGTGACCTTTCAGGACGTGAATGGAGTCGAGCGCATCAGCCGCTATTTCGAGACAGTGAAGGCCGCACGGAACTGGTTTCGCTGGCTTCAGGCTCAGAAGTTCGCTTCCAGCGTCTCTCTGTATCGCGGCCAAGCTGGCGAGGAGCTCCTGCAGCGCTCTGAGCACCGGGTGCTCCCGCTAGAAGCGTATCTGGCGGTGAGCGCGTGAACAGAGTCCAGATCGCCTATCGCCAGTGGTGGAATCAGATCGCTCGTCAGGGTGACCCGATACGCCGTCCTAACTTGTCTTTCGATGCCTTCAGTGCCGGATGGGAAGCTGGGAAGCGGGACGTGGACGAAGCCGACGAAAGACGTTTTCGAGATTCCCCAGCTCCGTCTGGACGCCCGCAATGACGCTGGCAACATTCGGCGCCGGACCACCACCGTGGCGATCGCCGGTTCGTGCGAGCGCGGCCATCCAAGCCATCCGGTTGGCGGAGGAGCCATGAGCGGCATCAAGACAACGCGCTGCGCCCGAGGCCACCGCTGGACGAAGGCTTCCACTGGTACCAGAAAGAACGGCCAGCGCTATTGCAAAGCCTGTTCAAGACTTAGAGCAGAATTGCGCCGTGAGGCTGTGAAGGCGTGAGCGGCCTTGGATCTCAGGAACGCAGGGGAGGAGATGAAATGTTTATTTGCGCGTGTTGGCGAAGGAGAATGGAGGGCCCGATGAACGCCCGCAGAGTGCTGGTCAATCGGTGCGATCTGAACGAGGGGCACAAAGGGCTTCATCTGGATCATGTTCTTCTCGTTAGCTGGAATGACGATGAGTGCGAACCGGAATGCAAACCGCACGCCGCGGCACCCATGCCACGCGAGTTCACCGAGAACCCGCTCTCTGTCGAGAACGTGGCGAAGATTTGCGGATTTGGAACCATTACGAGGCCTAAACTGTGATTTCCGATAGCCAGAGCCTGCCGGAAGCCGATTTACATACTTAACTCCCTTGGAGGCGAAAAGTGACTGAAATGCGGCAATTTGTACCTGCGACTGGAAGATTTCTTGGTGAGCCCCCAAACACCGATGAGAACTATGTTGCTTGGTGTCCGAGGTGTGGTCGAAGGCTCCCGGAGGGTAGATGCGAGGGCTACGGCTTGGCGATGGGCGGAGGCATTGGGCACTATATCTACTGCAACAACCCCAAGTGTGATTGGTTTTACAAGATGCTCGATGCAGCAGAGACGGAAGGGGAAAATGCAATCAGTAAGTCCGGTGTTCACGGAAGCGGAAATTGACTCAGAGCAGGTAATCGCTTTGGAGCAGGAGGAATACTACCCCATCGTTGTCGCCCGGATTCTGTTTCAGGACAAAAGCCGATCCTCGATGGTGCGGTTTCGATTTACGGATGAGGAGCGGAGGTTGATTGCAGACGGGGCAGATTTGATTATCGGACAGCCGCACCACGGTTCCATGATGCCTATGTCCCTGCAGTTGGCTATGCCTGGGGAGTATCCAGAAGTATGAAAGGGACTCAAGTATATAAGTCCCCAAAGTTGCCGGACGAATGGGTGAGGGCTGTTGTGCAGAACGGCCTTAAGACGCCTGGCTGGACGGTCGCGGTATGGTGCCGTTCGTGCTGCACTCAGATCAAGACGCTCGCACCGCCATCACTAGATCCCGGAGGAGGCACCCCATGCTGATCAATGACAACGAAGTGCCGCTCGCCGAAGTCGTGGAAGACCTTCTGGGCCTTTGCGATCACGGCAAGCCTCAGGATTCCTGTGAGCGCTGCTGGTGTGAATATGGCGGTCGCCGGCACAGGAAGGACCGCTCGAATACCGACCCGCGCTGTCCTGAGGGTCCGTGTTTGAAATGCCAGGAGCGATTCGCTGTGCGTGGAGAGTATGTATGAAGGCGCAGGTTCTCAGAAAGGTCACAGGATTCTCGGAAGACGGGAAAATTGCCTTCGTTGAGGGCGAGAAAACAGGTCTCCCCGTGGGTCAGCTCGAAGTGGGTGAAGCACCTATACCGCCTCCGCCTTACATTCTTCGCCGCAGTCAAGTACAGGAGGGCAAGGACATGCGAAACGAGGTATTCTCGCTGGATAATGGCGGCGAAGTGGTCATTACGTGGCCGTCACCGTTGCCTCCCGCAGTAATTGCGGACATCAAGGACTGGCTCAAGATAGTGGAGCGCAAAATCGCCCGATCCGGGAGCGCTCCCGAAACGTTGCAAGGTGATTCGCCTGAAGGGGAACCTGGAAAGTTAGTGCGCGGTTTTCTGTACCAACACTGTGATGCCCGACGAAGACAAGGAGCGGGACCGGGATCTGGCGCTGTTTGTGCGCTGCGTCGCGG